AAGCTGTGGGTCATAGGTTCGAATCCTATCGGGGGTACACAATTTCAATACAATGAATCAAGAACAAAAAGACCGAAACGAACTGCTATGCTCTATCCGAGAGGAGTACCTCAGGATTGTCGGCATGAAAAACACAGGGTCACGCAAGCGTCCCGAGGTAGAGATGCGGTACGCCCTCGTCAATGCTCTATCCAGGTTCTGTTCTGACACAGAAGCCGCATGGGTTTGGGGCATCGACAGAACCACCGTGATACACGGCAAGAGGAACCATGAGATGTACTTCATCAACTCTCCCTTCTACAGGGTGTCGTACAGAGCCGCCAATGAATTGGTGGAGGATCAAGCCGATGCCTTGATGCACTACGCCCCCAACACCGTGAGACCTGAGTTAGGTCGCATGAAGTTTTCAGGGAAGCGTCGTTACGAAGAGGAGCTGATGTACCTGCAAGACTCCATCGACAGAATCAATGATAAGATTGACAAGTTGATACTCAAGCGTAAAGAGATCAAGCATCAGCTAAGCGTGATGAAGAGAAAGACATACAAGAATATCCTCAAGGACAGAAAAATGCTGTAACACCTATGATCACCATATACCCAAACCACTACGAGACAGACAACCCACGTCACATCGATCTCGACCTCGCCTTTCAGCGCATCAAGACAGGCAAGCAATCAGAGACCATACAGGCCATACGAGAGGGCGACAAGAAAAAGAAGAAAGACCTGCCCCTCATCCTGTTCAGTGGCATCTTCGACAGCCGTAAGGATGACAGCCTACGCAAACACAGCGGATACATAGTCCTGGACTTCGATCACATCGACGTGCCTGTGGCCAAGCAGTCTTTAAGCGATGACGAATACGTCAAGGCATGCTGGGTGAGCCCATCGGGTGATGGTCTCAAGGCCCTCGTCAAGATAGATGATCCGACCAAGCACAGGTCACACTTCAGGGCTATGTGCAACCACTTCTCCGAGACACACGGCTTGTTGGTGGATCAAAGTGGCATCAACGAGTCACGGGGTTGTTACGAAAGCTACGACCCCGACATCCATATCAAACCAGAGGGCAAGGTCTTTTCCAAGACCATAGAAAATGCTGTTACGCCCGACGTACCTACCTCTGACGACACGGACTACAGCAAGCTCTATTTGGCCGCTTGCATTATACGCAAGGCACCCGATGGCGGAAAGCACGAAGCCTTGCTCAAGGCAAGCATCTTGTTGGGTGGCTTCATAGCGGCACGACGTGTTGAGGAGTCGGAAGCTGTGCGTGTCTTGGAGAAAGAGATAGCGAAGCGGAATGTGGACAGCATGGAGACGGCACGCAACACCATAGCTGATGGCATACGACAGGGTAAGCTGTCACCTCTGGCCGAGACCATAGAGGCCGAGCAAGCTATGCGGCGTGAGATGATGCTCACCGATGGAGACTTGTCGTTCATGAGTGACGACACCGAGGACTTCGATTGGATCATCAAGTTCAGGTCTGGCGACTTTGAGACAGGGCTATCGACAGGCAACACCATCTTGGACAGGAACTACAGGTTCAAGAAAGAGTTCACCATGATCTCGGGACACAGCAGCATAGGTAAGACCACCTTCATGCTGTACATGATAGTATCATCAGCCATCAACCACGATTGGAGATGGGTGATATACAGCAGCGAGAACAACACGGCGCTTATCAAGATGCGCTTGATACAGTTTGCAACAGGCAAGACCATTCAGGACTTGAGCAAGAATGAGATATCCACCATGATGAAGTGGGTGAAGAGGCACTTCGTTCTCATCGACAACAGCAAGGTGCTGAGCTACGAAGAGGTCTTGTTGTATTGCGAGAAGGTGTCACGCAAGCACCCGATTGACGGCTTGCTGATCGACCCGTACAACTCCCTGAAGATCACCACCCTTTCAATGGGTGGTGTCCATGAGTATCACTATGAAGCGGCAAGTGAGTTCTTAACGTTCAGCAATCGCATGAACATAGCTGTATGGGTCAACGCCCACTCTGTTACCTCAGCTATCAGGGCCAAGGGCAACGATGGACTTCCCGTGGCTCCAGGAGCCGAGGACACAGAACATGGTGGCAAGTGGGTCAACCGTTCCGATTGCTTCCTTACTTTGCATAGGAAGATACACCACCCGAGCATCGACAAGCGAAGAGAGATTGAGTTTCATGTGCGTAAGGTTCGCAACCAAGAGACAGGCGGAGAACCCACGCCATTTGATACACCCTTCATCTTCAAGATGTCTATGGACGGCACATGCTTTGAGATGGTTGGGCCGTTTGGTAGACTCTTCACTCACATACAAGCGACAGATGTAGACAAACAAATGAAAATGATCTGACAGCATGAAACGGAAGCCACGCAAAAGACCTAAAGCAAAAGGACACAGGAGGGCAGGTAAGTCTCTGAAGAGCGCACTTGAAGCATACTGCTTTGACAGGCTCAAGGACACGGGGTGGGACTTTGCATACGAGGAGGAGGTCTTCTATCTGGTCGATGGCTTTCGATACCCTGGAGTATATCACAAGATGACCAAGGGAAGGGACGTGATGCGTGACAATTCAAACAAGGCTGTGATGGGCATCAAGTACACGCCAGACTTTGTCTCTCACAAACACAAGTTCATCATAGAAACCAAGGGCTACGTCCACGGCCAACACACCTTTCCGTTGCGATGGAAGTTGTTTCTGAAATACCTGATTGAAAACAATATGGAGGACTACATGCTGTTCATCCCTAAGAACAGAAAGCAGGTAGACGCCACCATAGAGATCATCAAAAAACACCTGCACAATGGCCCCAAACAAGCCCTTCGATAGACTTCTTCATCATGAATACGACAACAAAGCACGAGGGGCTACGATTGCATGCATGGAGAAACAGGGCTACATCGTGACAGAGAATCCCGATCAATACGCACAGGATCTTATTGCTGAGCCCAGCTTCATCTCGAAGTTAGACTGTCGTTTTTTAGTCGAGTGTGAAGTCAAGGCTGTTTGGGAGACAGGGAAGTTTCCCTACGCCAATGTGCAGTTGCCCGCCCGCAAACAAAAGTTCTTTGACGAGCGCACCTTGTTTTTTATCTGGAGCAACGACCTCTCAAGAGCCGCATGCTTTTGGAGCGAAGACATCAAACACCTGGACACGCACGAGGTGTCAAACAAAATGATGGCAAAAGGAGAGAGGTTCTTTCAGATACCTCTGTCCTACGTTAAGTTTGTCTCAGCATGAACTATTGGACAACCCACACCACCGTTATAGATGGAGAGTGCATGATCGTGCCTTGCCACAAGGGCTACATGATTGCAATCCTCTGATTACTTCTTGGCCTTTTCGATGGTACGTCCTGCGAAGTACGCACCGAAGGCTGTGAGCATCAAGACCTGAAGGAGATCGACGTAAGAGTCTTTCACAGTGAAGGCCACGTTGTCCATGCTGTCAATCATCATGGTGACCATGAACATGCTCATCAAAGCGATCAAGGTGACGGGTCGGATGAGCTTGGCCAGCTTTACATCGCTTCCCATATCAGCCTTCCATCGCTCTGTAACATTGGCTTGGAATGCAATCTCAGCATCTACCGCTGCCGTCCCCTCATTGGTATCGACGTCAGGGTCTTTTGCAATCAGGTTCTTGACGACACCCAGTCCGCCGCTGTCGGGGAGCAGGTTACCTACCACGGACAAGACATTGGGTGCCTTGTCCTTCAACCAAGATCCTAGCTTGGTGTCTTTGATTTTCTTTTCACTCATGGTTCTGTATTAAAAATCACTCATCAGTATTTCGTCGATGGCTTCTTGCACGTCATCCATGCTTGCTTCCATCGTCATCATGATGTTGGCTTGAAATCGTTTGACCTCTTCGCCTTCGTTGAACACAACAATGGTTGGCACCACAACAATCTTGTGCTCCTGCTGAAGGGCAGGAGCAGTTGCAATGTCCACACGGCTTGTTTCGCAATCGTTCAGGTTCTCTATCCATTCCACTTTGTTTTGGGAATTGAAAGATGCGTTGAACTCTACTACGCAGATGCCGCTGTCACATATTTTATCATCCGCTACATCTGCCACAGAGGTGGCCGCTAAGAATAGCGCAGATGATGCAAACAGGATTGGTAAGATTTTCATTTATCATTTTAATTGATCTATCTTTTCTTCAATACGCTTGATGTCTTCTTTGATTTCCGTGACATCCTCCTGCGTAGTCATGATTGTTTGACGGACAAGCTGATCCTTCATGTCGAACTCCATGCGTGTGATCTCTGGTGCTAATGGAGCTGGCAGTTCCTTGGCTTCTGCGATGTCTGCTTGCAGGGCAAACCACATGGCCACGATTGTACCAACCCCTGCTGCCGCCATGCCTATGGTCTTTAGGTCTAGCGTAATCTTAGTGTCCTCCCCAATCTGTTGAGCCATATCAAATAATTACATAGTTGATGCCGACAGAGAAGTCATGCCATGACCTATCCCAATACTTGTGATATTTACCTTCTGCAAAGACACCAAAACTTTTGTTGAATCTTTTACCAAATATAAGGCCCCCAGAGTAATCGACCCATTGACCACTGTTTACAAACCGATGGTAAGAGTATTCACCATCGGTGTCAAGATGATATGGAATCAAGTTGCCCCAAGTGTGTACCCAGAAGTCCTTTGTGAAGTGATAGTAATCGAAACCCAACACAATTGAATGAACCCACTGGTTCCTCAGATCGCCCCTCTTTTTATCTACGTAGTCCTTCAAGACCTCGGGGATGACAACCTCCTCCCAAACGTCGTAGCTGTTTGCGACGACTTCCCCATCTGGATTGAAGAACTGTCCAGTGTTGACATCTATATTATACCCTTCTTGTATAGCGAGTGAGGTGAAGTGCAACTGATTGTTGTCCAAGACCCACTCATTAAGTGGGTCGTATCCGTAGGGCTCAGACAATCTCTGCATGATGCCTGCGTTGAGTGAAAGCTTACCAACCTTCGCCCGAAATCTTTCGGAGGCTTCGAAGTATCGGACATCAGCAAAACCATCCTGCAAGAACTCTACCTTGGCAATCCATTGATCGGCTACATACCTGAGGAAATGGTCTTGATCGAGATAGTTGATGCCCTGCTGTCTTCTGTAGTCACCTTCAAACAGAAACTCAAAGCCACTAACCTTACCAATGGTAGCAGCATCACCGTAGGATTTCTCTGTCCCATTGTAGAATGTGTTGGCCCTGTTCTCGTATCCAAAGCGGGCAATCTTTCTGATGCCCGCTGTCAAAGAGTAATCGAAAGGCGTCTCTACTATGTCAGTTTGCAAGCCATTGCCTACAGAAAAAACCTCTGCGTCAGACAGTGAGTTACCTCCGCTGAAAGCTGTGTAGAACGTGGCGAACTTCAAAGCCTTCTTGATCGACTGTCCCGATGCAGTGATCGAAAAACAAATTAACAAGATGGTGGTGATGTACTTCATTGTCTTACGATTCTTTCTTTTGTAATCCTACCTTGATAGCTAGCCATGATGACATAGACCCCTGGAGATGGGAGATCGATTCGAGTGTCCTGTGTCTCCACCACCTTCTTGCCTGATGCATCGTAGATGGTAATCACTGTGCCTGTGGGTGCCTCTACGTTGATGATGTTTTCAGTAGGGTTTGGGAAGAAGTAAGTCATCTCCCTTACATCCGAGGTGATGGAAGACACCTGACCTGCACAGTATTCGTACTGACTGATGCACACCGCATCCCATCCCACCTCGCAGCAGTAGGGGTCAACCTCAATCACCCACGAGTAGCAGTAGTCGTTGGCCCAGTATGGCTCACCTGGACCAGTGATGCATCCAGCGTCGTACAGACACTCTTCGTTGTTGGGTACGTTAGCGTACACGTTGTAGTTGGCAGCGTCAGGGTCCATACACCCAGGCATAGGCAACTCACAGCTTCCATTGTTGGTGTTGGCCATCGGGTCGTAGTTGATCGCCTCGGGAATGGTGCATCCGTAGATGAACTCAACGCAACTGTTGTTCTCTGTGTTGGCCAGCTCGTTGTAGTTGAACATGGTGGGGTCAGTACACCCAAACACAACTTCCTCGCACTCTGCTGGATCTGTGGCCGACTCGTTGTAGTTGTATGCTGTTGGGTCTTGACAACCCACCACCTCAAGCTCGTCACACACCCCGTCGCCATCGGCGTCGTTGATACACTCGTTGTCGCATCCGTAGTGCTCGATCGGGAAGGTGCAGTCACCGTCTACGTTTGCCTCGGGGTCGTAGTTGCAGGCGAAGCTAAGCGTGCAGCCCTCGATACCAGCCTCGCAGAAGTCTCCGCATACAGGCACGCCGTCGTACTTAAATGGGAACTTCTTGATGGCATCGGACCACGGGTTGGTCCCGCCCTCCATGAACACACCGCTTGGCCCGTCGAAGTAGAACCCGCATTGGGATGCGGTTGTCTCTGCGTTACCCTGCGTAAAGAACATGACCCTGACTGCTTCTCCAGAGTACAGAGGGATCTGAATCTCTTTCTCAAACTCGTCGCTAGGGTACATGGTAAACGGACCCCAGATCTCGTCGCCCTGCTGCACTCCAACCCAGCTACCGAACCAACCATCTCCTGCTCCGTCCGTAAGTGTCAGAGTAAAGTCACAGTTGTCTTCTGTCTCCAGTGTATTGGCATCCTCATTGAAGTTAATTGCTTGAGGATCAGTGCATCCCAGTATCACCTCTGTCTGACAGCTGCCGTCATCGATCACGGCACTGGGATCGTACTCTGTAAACCACGAGTCGGTGCATCCCTGAGGGATGGGCGGGAAGCATGGGTCGATCACGATAGTATCACTTGATGCTACTTCGTACTGCGTAGTATCACCCACGTAGTACAGCGTCTCTCCACACAGGTTGGAAACAAGCAGGTTCCCATCTACTCCTCCATAGCAGCTGCCGCACATACCATCTCCGAAGCTGTCGTACACGTCCACCCTGAACTCCGAACCAACAGGTAGGCACACAGCCTCTACAACGGGAGCGCCTACAATAGAATAGCCTGACCCCTCAGCAACCACTTCACCGTCTGGGACTGTGACTAGATCCCAGCTGATCTCAGCTGCATAAGTGTCAGGCGTAACTGTTACAAGGATGTTGTTGTATCCTTCTTCGCATTGTACGGGAGGGAAGTCGCAAGGTGCAGGAGCGTTGGCCCAGGGGTGATAGTTGATAGCACCCGCTTGCATACATCCAAAGATGGGTGGTGGACAGGCAAGAACCTCGAAGGGGACGGTCATCTCTGACGCACTGAAGTCATACACCGTGGTGTCTAACTCACAGGTGTTGATCGAAAACCAGCCCTCCCCGAAGCCACAGCAGATGCCATCGCCAAAAGAATCGTAGATGGTAAAGGTGTACTCACCAAGAGGCAGTGGAAGGAACGCCTCGACATACGGATACTCTCCCTGCAAAGGCGCTGAACCTGCAACGATGGCGTCGCTTGAGTCTCTAATAAGCCACGTCGTTTCTTCCCCGTATGCGTCCCCTTGGATGGAGATGGACACCCAGCCCTCCTGTGCTGTTGCAAACAGAGGGAGTAAAAGAAGAGGTAGGAATCTCATGAGTCGAGGTGTGAAAACTTCTCTTGAACGACGAAGCTTGGACAAGCCTTGTTCGAGTATTCATTGTGTCCGTGGATGGAGATGTCTTTCCCAAAAAGACATCTCACACCGTTTACGATTTCTTCAAAGGCGCAAGCCTGATCCTCCGACATCGTGTCTTTGGGAAGCATACCCTCATCGCATCCTCCGATGTAGCATACGCCCACTGTTGTTTTGTTGTGGCCTTTGACGTGAGCACCCGCCTTGTCGATAGGTCGGCCCAACTCCACACTGCCATCAAGTCTGATGACGTAGTGGTATCCAATGTCAGCCCAACCGTTTCCGTTGACGTGCCAATCACGGATCGTTTCTACGCTGTAGTCTTTGCCCTCGGGTGTAGCCGAGCAGTGCAATACAATTCTGTCAATGTTTCTCATGGTGTAGCAAATGCTTTTTCTGTTAGAATAGATTCGAGACCTGCCTCAGATTTAATGCCTAAGTAAAAGAAAGCAAAATTAAAGTATGCGTTGTACTCTTCCTCGGTCATCTCCCTCTCTTTGGCCTTGAGAACAGAGGCGATTTTCTTAGAGCTTTCTTTGGACAATCTACGCATCTCGTTCGCATGCTGACTGTATTGTTCAGGCATGATGTTTTGCAACAGCTTCTCAGCTACAGCGGGCTTCAAAGCAGACTTGAACTTTGAGACGCTGATGTTTTTGTCTAGCGTTGTCAAGTCGCTTTCTGCTTGCATCTTCAAGATACGCATGAGCTTGTCAACACCTATGTCTTCGCCAGCTTCAAGGTAAGCTTGAAGCTCTGGGTCGTCACTGAAAGCTTGTGTCACAAACTCGTATGCCGCAGCCTCTTCCTCACTGGTCAGCGATCTATTCATAGGCATGTCGTCCATAGCCTTGGCAAAGTAGTCCAACTCTTTGACACCCAAGCCCACAAGGTTAGCTCCGTGTAGTGTTGCCCTCAAGACCGTGCTGATCTGCATGTGCTCTTGATCTTCAGGTCTCACAAACCTTTCGCTTCCTGAGTTGGTCGTATACGACTTACCATCTCTCTTCAGTCGATCAATTGATGTCGTGATGTCTCTGAACTTTTGTCCCGCTGGCCCTGTCAACCCAAGCAAAGTGTACAAAGCTCTAGCCCCTGGCTCTTTTTCATTCTTTGCCATGTCCGCATAGCTGTCTCCATAAGTTGGGACAGCACCACCATACTTTTTGAACAAGGCAAACTTGTCTTCTTTTTCGAGTCCAGGGATGTCGTAGTCCGCTTCGTTGAAGAACAAGTGGTAGTTAAAGGCATCTCGAACATTGTCGTCAACCATACCTATAGATGGAACGGGAAGAGCATCAACCGCAGCACTCACACCAGACTCTTTCAACATTTGAACTGCATCAAACTCCTTCTCTTCGTCATCATCATCACCCATCGCTTGTTTGACAATCTCGTTGAAGAGTGCCATCGTCATTTTAGATGCGATGTGGAAGGCAAACAAGGACGACATGGTTGCAGCAAAACCTCTGAGTCCATCCTTTCTTGCTTGTGCATCTACACCCATAAGAAGTCTTCCCACATCCGATGTCAACGACCTCTTTGTGTTGATCGCAAAACTTTGATACGGGAAGAACGCTTGCATCAAGCTTCGACCAGCACCACCATCTCTTTTGTAAATGGCTGCTGCCATTCGAGCACTTGAAGTGTTCTGATCTTTTTCAAGCATGTTGTCGGCATACGCCAAGGCTTCTGCATTGGGATTGGCTGCTTCGTTCGTCCAATCAATATCAGATGCGCTCGTCACAACACCCTGTTCAATTAAGAAGTCAGCGTAGTAAGCAAAGAAAGAAGCAACAGCAACCGCCTTATCCGTTGTAGTCAAAGCCCACAAAGACTTGTTTGTGAACGTGTCTCTCAACCGTCGCATTCTAGACCTGTCAAAGTTTGTGTTGCCTTGGAACGGGTCGATGTTTCCTGCACGGTAGTCTCTCAAAAATGCTGCACTTCTTTTGAGCAACTCGAACTTGTCTCCAGGAAGCTTAACAGTAGGATCGCTCAAGACCTTACGCTTGCCCTCAATATCTGTCCCGACAAATGTCAATGCAAGGATGCTTGCGGACTCTTGCATGAAATACATCATGGAGCTGATGCTCCGCATATTCATGAATGTCGCCAAGCCGACGGTGCCCTGTTTGACAACCTGAACAAAAATCGATCCGAATGCACCAACAACCGCCGCAGCACGCAAGGATTCGATGGGGTTCAACAATGCCTTACCGCCAACACGAACACGACTGCGGAAGATAAACGGTTCGCTTTGTGTTTCAACCTGCAAGAAATCCCTGACGTATTGCTTGAGCTGACCACCAGCTTCGTCTTTTACCAAGTTGCCAAACGCTTCCGTTCCAAACGCATACTCCATCGCAAGGATGTCCCCCAAAGCTGTAGTAATCAACGCATTCTCCCTCAGGGTGTTGTGGTTGATGTCGATGAAATTCAATCCCAAGATTGCTTCACCACCCACAGCCCTTTGCTCTCTCTCGAAAGTTGCACCAGGAGTTTTCTGTACCCCACCTTTTGATGAGGCTTGCATCCTGCTAACCAATGCATTGCGCAAGGCCATGACAGATTCTACATCCTCATCTTTTGAAGTTTTTCTAACCTGGAATGGCGTGTAGTTGTCGAGGACGCCAAGCTCTTTCCCAAGAAATCTTTCTGCAAAGATTTCCAAGTCGGGCCTAGCTCGTTCGTGCAGATCGACCATAAAGTCCACCATCTCTACAACCTCAGGGCGCCCTGTCTGCACACGGTTTTGCAACGCCTCTAGCGTTGCTTCTCCTGTAAACAAGAAGTCAAAAGCTTCTTTGAACTGGTCGATCGTTTCTTGAACAGCACTTTCATTTTGCTCTATGTCCTCGATTGTAGCTTGCATAGAATCACGCAAGGCTTTATACCATGCCGCTTGCTTTTCTGCAAGACGCTGCTCAAAATCCTCTTGCGTCCTAGAGGCAGCACGAGCCTCTTCAACAAACTCTTTTGGCATCTGACGAGACATGCTGTATATCTGCGACAGTGCTTGACTTAGCTTCGACGTAATGTCTGTTTTGCCCTTGAGAGAAAACTTCTTGTTGATCTCGTCAATCTTCTCTTGCAGTGCGTTGGCAGTTTCCAAGTGCCTTTGTTCAAAAGCATTGATAGCCATGATCACGTCTTGCAATCCGATCGCCACCTTGATTCGAGCAATGTCTCTGTTGCTCACACGGAAAAGATTCCTAAGCAGACTAGACAAGTTATCCAACACACCAAGAACGGCTGTTCGCTTTGACGAAATACCTCTTTCTGTCAGTTTCGTGATCTTATCGGCGTAATTGATGCGCCCCTTGGTGAGTGCAGCCAAGTATCCGAGTCCAAAAGTTCTGCCATTGACGAGGTAGTCATTGAGCTTGTACTCGATCGCCAAGAGGTGGTGCTTCTCAAGCTTGTCTAATCTTTTACGAACTTTGTTAAAGACCTCGTCGTCTTCAATGTTGGCGTTTTGAGGCAAGCCCATGATCAAGCGGAACCCTGGGTCGGCAAGGATAGCCTCAGCATTGAAAAGCATCAGAGGCATAATGCCTTCGTCAATGATCAAAGATTTCTTTAGATCAACCAGTGCCTTCTCCTCTTTGGCCAACTCCAAGTAGATGGTCTCGAGATCGTCAACATTACGTGGGTCAAGACCCAGCTTTTCCGCCATCTTGTTGACTCTCTTCTGCGTGGCACTAAGCCTGCTCTCGAAGAACTTCTTTAAGATAGCTTCGTACTCCTCTTCAAAGGTGGTCTCTTCGCCCTTCAAAAGCTTACGCTCTACGGCTCTCTCGGCCTTAGCCCGTAGCTGCGCCTGTTGCTGCGCTTGCTCGATTGCTTTGAATGCATCGAGCTGCGCCTGCAATCCTTTGACCTCATTCAACTGAGTGGCATCGAACACAAGGTTGCCCTCCTCATCCTTGGCAAACCGTCCACGGCGCATGTTGTTGTTGACCGTGTTGAGCAAGTTCATGAACGCCTCAAGCTCCTCCAAAGGAATCAAGGACGCCTTGATGCGGGACAAGGCTAATGCAAGATCAGCGTATGTCGTGAAGTCCCGTTGCTTTGACTTTCTCTTCAACGTGCTTTGGAACTGACGAATAGTCTGCAAGTTTTTGAGGTGCCTCTCCATAGCACCCCTGGCATCTTGCTCATCAAAGATGGCAGCCAACTTATCCAGGTGCGCATCGATGTACTCTAACTCGTTGCCCTTCAACTTCTTAGCTGACGAACGAGACAGCTGAGACATGACCTTGAAAAACTCTGTCAGTTGCTTTACGGTGAACACCTTGGATGCGCCTTTGTCCTTGGCCATCCGATCTTTGATAAGCTTGCGTGCCTCACGGATAAACTGCTGCACCGTAGACACTTTGTTTTTCAAAGCGTCCAGCTCCTCTCTCAGTTTCTTTGCCTCGGTAGATAGCTTGTTCTTTTCTCTTCTAATCTTAGAGACAACCTTGCCTTGCTCCGTGCGCCCGACTCTTCGGCCCCGAGCAAACTGTACTGCCTTCTTGTATGTTTCCTCAGCGTCCTTTTTGCTCATGCCAGAATCCTCTAGCACCTTCAAGACTTCTTCTTTCTTGGGCTTGAACAGTCGTATCTGATCGGTCTTTTCAAGAACGAGCTTTTTCTTTTTGCCTCGACCCACCTGCTTGAGTGTAAAGCCTGGCTCAGTCATGATATCCGCCACAGTGCTTACGATGCCCTGACGTTTCGTGACAGACTCAACAGTGGTGTCTGCATCGGACAGAGACTCGATGCTGTTGCGGGTCAAATCAATCTGGCTCTCAGAGAACACACCCCCTACGTCGCCAGCAATCGTTTTGATCAGGGCTGGCTTGGACAGAGCTGCGATATCTGCGCCCGCCTTGGCCAGTTGCTGTACGATTTCTGTCGGCACGATGTCAACGACATTGAACAGCGAGGTAGGTGTACCTACAAACTTGCCCAGGATAGAGTGCTGATAGGTGTCGTGAGCGTCAGAGTCCTCTTGTATACCCGTAGGCTCCAACACGCCTACGATGTCACCCGTTTGGGCATCAATCTTTTCAAGGTATTCGTCTCTAAGCAGTCGATTGAAGACATCCTGCTTTGGCACGCCAAGCTCGTCGTGCAAGAACGTATGAAACTCAAGGGATGGCTTGACGCCCATGCCTTGGTGCAGCATGTTCTGCACAAATGTTTTGCGTGATGGGTGATCGACAACGTCTTTGCCTCGGCTGTTCAAAGCCTTGAGCACGCCCATCCACTTCTTTGTTTCTGTCTTGGTCTTCAGGAGAGAGTTTGTGATTTGCACAAACTCATCAAACGACCCCTCTACAATCTCGACGCCACCAAAGGTCTTGCCGATATTTCTTTTCATCCCAGCTTCGATCTCCTGGATCAACACCTTGGACGTACCCTTGGAGAAGTTGTGTGCCGACTTGGGTGAGCCAGACATCAGGAAGATGTAGTCAGCTCGACCAACCCTGTCATTCAATGTCTTGGGAGACAAGCCTGATGCCCACACCACATCGTTGTCTTGGTTTTGCTGGTCGGTACTAAATCCGATGCCTCCCAAAACCTGTGCTTCAACGCCCGTATCAGGGTTGCTGTACGTGCCTCTCTTCAACTGGTCAGCCATCCACACCCATACGACAGGGTTGCGATTGTTCTCAGCCTTGAAGTCAGACAAGAGACTGGCAATGTCTACCGTGGGTTGGTTGGCCATGTAGGTTCCTGCCACATTGATGGCTTGCTTCTTGGCCTGGACTTGGGCGGGATCAACAGGAAGCCCCTCTTCAGTGACAGATTCTTGCGAGTCCAACCCTGGCTGCACACTGTTGCCGTCCTCATCTACTTGAGCTTCAAGTACCGCACCCTCCTCTTCGTCGATGGCTGTTGGGCCCTCTTGCAATCTTAAACCAGCTTCGATAATCGCTTCGGTGTCGGCTACAGCCTCACCCCTAGCCATCGCTTGGGTAGCGGCGTCGATGGCTGCGACAACGGCCTTGAGCTTTGGGTCTTTGAAAGAAGTGCCAAAGGTGCGAGACACAAACTCCTTGAGCCCTGAGATCAAGCCCGCCTTGAAATCAATACTCAATGTGCCCGATGTAATCAACGACTTGATCTCTGTCAAGAGCTCGTCTGCCGCAGTATCGTTTTCCGCAACGATTTGCATCAGAAGCTTTCTCTGCATAGCAGGGTCTGCCTCAGCCAAAGCAAGGACTGATCGTTGCTCTTCAGGCAGGTATGCCGCAATGAATCTAGAGAACACATCGATGTTGGGAATCAGACGTGCCAGCGTTGCAGCAAGACGTCTGGTGCCTGCCTTGGTATCCTCTTGATTTTCGTTCTGCAAGGTGGCCTGGTGGAACGCTTCGTGGTATGGCGTGTTGGCCTCTAGTGCAGGCAAGAACAAATGCACCTCGGCGCTTTGCACTGTCCCGTCGTCCTTTCTCTTGTACACCACATGCACACCTCTAGCAAAACGCTCCCCTGTAGCTTTTTCATACGCTTTCGTGGTGCCGTGCAGAAACACCTTGCCACCTGTCCCAGCTTCAGTAACTGTAGCAATAATGTTCTTGATGTTTTGCAGTCCACGAATGATCTGCTCTCTATTTGAGAAGCGGGTGGTTACAATTTTACCTGAGGCGATGATTCTGTCGATGACAGAGCCAGCATTTTCTGACGTCAGTTCAACACTATTGCCCCTACCAACCCTACCGTATTCAGTGATATCTGGGTCAGTAGAGCCCACCTCTCTGATGACAGCTTGCACCTCAGGATCTTCCAAAGCAATGTCTACAGAGTTTTCGTTCTGAGCATATTTGCTTTCGATTTCAAACTTCTTCTTGAAGCTTTCTTTAATCTGATTCTGAAGAAGGTTTATTTGCGCCTCGTAAGTAGAGACCGCAGCTTTGTTATTAGCTGCTTTGGCTTGTGCAAGTAGACCTCTAAGCTTTTGAGCTTCTTTACGAGCCCCTGTAATGTCTTGATTGTGTCCGAAAATAGCTTCCGCATCTTCGTCGGAAACATTTGCAAGGAACGATAAGTCTCTTGCAGCCACTCTATGCTGTTCTTCTTGAACATCAAGCATCTTTCTTTTAACCTCATCTCTTTCTTCTTTTGTTGTTGCGTTTTTGAACTGCTCACTGAGCTCTTCATATCTGTTTTGCAGACGTATCTGATCTTTCAAGCGGAACTTGCTGGCCACATACGACGGCGCTCGAACGATGCTAGTTTGTACGCCTCCTGCTGCGACACCCACCACGAAAGAGTCGGCTACCTGAGCCCACGATACAGACAACTGTGCCTTCTGTATCTCCTTTGCAGCGATGCTTTTTTCAAGACGGTCTTGCACTTCAGAGGCAATGCCTGGCGTCTCAATCTTTTTCTGAATGTCCTCGATCTCACGATCCAGTGCCAGCCTTTCCGCATAGTTCCGCAATCCCTGATCGGCAACAGAGACCAAGCCCTCCTCAATACCTTCCTCTAAGAACTTAAACGCTCTGTTCGTTGTGACTTTGTCAAAGACATTTTTTGCCTGCAACAAGACACCCTTTTCGGCGGGGACAGTACCCCACAAAAGAGCCTTACCGCCACGCCCTGCCAGTGGCTTGAGACCCACGGCTTTACGGATGGCGTCAGCGGAACCTAATTCCGCCTTCATAAACAGCTTTTCTGACAGGTACTCTACGCCACCAGCCAACGTACCAAAGGCCAACTTTTCACCCGCAGTAAGATTTGAATTTTGGTTCAAATCTTCTATCGTAGAGCCTGCGCTACCT